GGACAAACCAATTGTTCCGGAAGATAAAGCGGGTATAGGTCGCGTCTTCTCCGGTCTCCTTGTCGGTGGTCTTCCCGGTCACGGGCATACAGAGCGCAAGCGCCTTGCTGCCTTTGCTCACCTGGCGACCCAATTCGCGCCATTTGTTGTATGTCGCGATGGGTCCGAGCTCGAGCCCGCGGGCCGCGCATTGTCCCAGCGCGAGTAACTGATTCCCGAGGCTGTAGCCGTAGAAGGTCGTATACGCCTTGCTGATGGTGCCCGGCGTGGTCGTGGCGGTCTGTAAGAGGGTGGCGAAGTCCGTTGATTGTGCGGTCATTGTTCGTCTCTTCTTTCCCGGCCCAAAGGGCCAGAGCATGAGGTGAACGGGGTTATTACCGGCAGTAGATCGCGATCGCGTTGATGATGGCCTGCTCCACGTCGGCGCCAGCGATGGCAGCCTTGCGGCCGGCCTTGAATATGTCGCCAATGTCGAGCACGTTGATCGACTTGCCCGCGGCGTGTTTCTGGTAGTAACTGGCGATCGCCTGGTCGAGCCGTTTAAGCCCGTTACGGTCGTCCTGTGAACGTTTGCGGCCGGCTGCGGTGTGGAAGCTTTGCATCATGGTCGGTTCTCCTTCGTGGTTGTCGTGGGTTACAGGTTCGCGGCGATGCGCTCAAGCTGTCGGCGCGCGTTGTCGCGGTATTCACTGACGCGATTCTCGATGGCGTCAGCCATCTGCTTTGCGGCGATGCGGGCGCGTTCGATCATGGCGTCGTGTTCGGCCTTGCCTGGCGCTCGGAGCTCGAGCGCCAGGCGCATTGCCTCTGATGGCATGACAATCCGGTCTAGTGGAAGGTCGGCGGTGATGTCTGCGACGATGGCGCCACGGTTCTCTGCCAACCAGGGCCCAAGATAGGACTGCGGCCCAAAGGCGGCGATGGTCTTATCCAAGAGTTCGATTTCTTGTTGTTTGGTCATGTGCTGTCTCCTTAGAAAAGGTAGAACACTAGGGCCAGGGATGCGGCGTTACAGGCCAGGATGAGGCCAAAGGCAATCAAGGCATTGCGGCGGTCGCGGTTGCGGTCGGCCAAATACGCGCGGCGGGCGATGGCGTGTCGTGAGTGATTCAACATAATCAAATAGTAATCTAATGATGGTAGGCTGTCAAGGGGAAAGCAGAGAGAAATATACGCTCCGTGAAGATATTTGAAGACAAAGCGAAAGCGAGCAGACAGCGAAAGCGCGAGAGAACAGAGCAGCTAGAGAGAGAAAATTGGCGCGGCGGCCGTTTCGCGTCGTGTTTCCATTTGCCTTTGCGGTGGAGCAGGCGCACTATACGGACCGTAGAGGGTCTTGGAATCTTGGAAACACCAAAAGTGGACAATGCCGAAATAGCGTCAGATGCCGAAAGTTCGTCATGTGACGATATATCGGCACTACCTGAGCAATCGAATAACGCGCAAGTCGTTGTGGCTGAGGTGGTTAAGTTCGGCCACGGTGGCGCGCGGCCTGGCGGCGGCAAGCCGAAGGGGATGCGCTGGCCGTCGTCGATACGTAAGGAAAAGGCGCGCGCATTGGTGGCGCGGCTAGTGGAGAAAGAGCTACGCGAGCTCGTCCAGGCGCAAGTCGCGAACGCCAAAGGTATCAAGTACATGGTGGTCCGCAACAAGCGATCGGGGAAGTTCGTGCGGGTTACAGAGGCAATGGCGCGCAGCTTGGGCGAGCGCGGCGCGGAGGATAGCGAGGACGAAATCATCGAGATATGGGAGAAAGACCCATCGGTGCAAGCCTTTACGGACCTTCTCAATCGCGCGATCGACAAGCCGGCAGAGCAGGTGCGCGTGACAGGGGAAGAGGGCGGACCCGTTGAGCACGTCTTCCGGTGGCAGGATTAGACCGTGCTGCATGTTGGTGCAATCGCACGAAACATTGAGTGTTCTATCACATCGTCACAGGCGGGAGACCACATGAATTTGGCCCAGCCTATAAAGACTTCGGGCCCGAAACTGTGGGGGTACCTTCCCCTTATGACGCCGGCTGTTGCTGTGGTTGCGGTAGGGGTGGTTGGCTATTGAGTCCTGTCTTCCACACTACTTTTTCCTAATTTTTTTCAAAACACGGTGAAAGAGTCGGCGTCAAATCTATGACAGATAGGCAGTTACGTGGCTAGGCGCGTCGAGGTCCGCATTCCGTATCGTCCGAGGGTTTGGGCCCGGCCGTTCCATGCGTCCCATTTGCGCTGGGCGGTGTTGGTGCTCCATCGGCGGGCGGGGAAGACCACAGGCGTCCTGAACCATCATGTCCGGGCGGCGCTGGATGACGGGTGGGAACGGGCCCGACTACGCGCGCTCGAGCCGAAGTTCACGGATGTGGAGCTCGACGAGTTGGTGCAGTATCGGCAGTACGGGCATATTTTGCCGTTGTTGGGGCAGGCGAAGAGCGTGGCCTGGGAACCGTTGAAGCGCATTGCGGCGGTGGTGCCCGGGCAGAAGCCGAACGAGTCGGACCTGAGTATCAAGTTTCCCCGGAAGCCGAAGGCGAACAAGGTGACGGTGCCGGTGACGGGGGAGTTGAACCCGGAGAGTAATTCGACGACGGTGCGGCTGTTTGGCGCGGACAATCCGGACTCCTTCCGAGGTCTGCCGTTTTCGGGGGTCTCCTACGACGAGTATTCGCAGCATCCGCCGAACATTCACGGAGAAGTCGTGTCGAAAGCCCTCGCGGACCACTTGGGATTCGGCATCTTCGCGGGCACCATCAAGGGCAAGAACCAGTTGTTTCGCACCTATGAGGCCGCAAAGGGCAATCCAGAGTGGTTTGCGATTTGGCAGGACGTCGACAAGACCCTGGCGACGGAAGAGGGCGGCACGATTACCGCGATTCGTCGATCGATGGCGGACGACCTTCAGCAAATCGAGATGGGCCTGATGACGCAGGCCGAGTACGACCAGGAATGGTTTCTCTCGCCCACGGCGGCCATCAAGGGCGCGTACTACGGGGAAGCCCTGGCGGCGGCCATCAAGGACGGACGGGTCACCCGGGTGCCCTATGACCCGGCGTTGCCGGTGTTTGACGTCTGGGACTTGGGCAAAGGCACGCGGATGCCGGTGGGGATGTTCCAGCGCCACGGGCGGGCGATTCAGATGATTGACTACCTGGCCGGCAAGGAAAGCGACGGCATTCCGCAGTTGATTGCCGAGTTGAAGAAAAAGCCCTACGTCTGGGGGAAGCACTTCGGGCCGCATGACTTGATGGCGACGGAAATCGGGACCGGGAAGACGCGCTACGAGGCTGCGGAAAAGCTGGGGTGGAAATTCGAGGTCGTGCGGAATATCGGCGTCGACGACGGCATCAACGCGGTGCGGTTGATGTTTCCCCGGCTCTGGATTGACGATTCGCCCAAGATGCAGCCGTTTCTCGATGCCATCGGGCAGTACCGGCAAGAGTGGGACGAAAAGCGGGGGATGTTTCGAGACACGCCGTTGCACGATTGGGCGAGTCATCCGGCCGATATGCTCCGGTACGCCGCGGTCGCGGAGGACGAAATGCGGAACGAGACCCGGCGGGTCGAGACTGAGGCCCGGCCGCCGAGGATGTCAACCACGCAGAGTGATACGGGGTGGATGTTGTGAATCAGCCGATGAATTGGTCCGTGATGCTGCGCGTCGTTGATAGGAACGGCCTTGTCGTCGCTGTCGACGTGCGCGAACTCCATACCGAACACATGCCCGTGACCGCTGACGACCGGGAACGGCTCCAACAGATTGCCGTGATGGCTGGCGCGGCGATTCAAGACCTCGTTGAGCGGAAGGTGGTGGCGGCGAAATGAGAGACGTCGACTTCTACCGACTGCAAGCGCGCGTCGACATTCACCATGACGTGCTCGAAAAGATTTGCGTGCCTGGTGTCCGGGATGCCCAAATCAACGAGCGATTGACGCGCTCGCGCGTGGGTGGTGCAGAGGACCGCCTGAGTGTGATTGAGGCGTTCTATCAGGGCGGATTCTGGGCCCGGCTGAAGTGGTTGCTGTTCGGTCCTGTGCCGCCCGTCGTTGTCATCAGTGAGCCGTCAGAGCCCGAAGACGACCTCGAGCTCCCGGACACCCTCTCGCCAGAAGAAACCGCCGGCGGCGTGCGCGCGGCGGAGACCGTCTTCGATCCGTTACTGCCGCGCCAGTGAAAATCGACTTGCATTTCGCCCGATCTTTGCCCACACTCGCAACACCACTACACAGTGTGTGTAGTTTTTCCATTCCAGAATGAGTGGCAAAGCCCACCGAGGCGTGCTGACGTCAGCCCGACCGTCCCATCTGTGCGACGAAGGGAAGCTCGAAGACTTCTTTCGCCGGCAGCAGTCGCGCGTCCTCGCCATTGTGGAGCGCGGCGAAACCCGTATTCGCGTGCGGCTCCGCAAGCTCGAGTATCCCCCTGACGAAATCCATATCCTCCACCGGGGCGTCCGCCAGCCGACCTGGGGCAAGCCGCCGAAGGAAAGCTGATGACCGAGACGCACGTACCGGAATGGCTGACGGTGGCCCTGTTGATGGTGAAGTCCGTGTTTCTCGGCTTCTTCCTGTATTGCCTATGGAGCATCGCGACGTCGCTCGACGCGCTCCTTGAACTCGCCAAGAAACCGATCTGATGGCGAAACAGGCGGACGTCTCCGGGACGGTCAAGGATTTTCTCGCCGCGCGCCTGGGCGAATTCCAAACGGCGAATACCGCCGAAGACGGCCAGCGCGCCGAAGGCAAAATCGACCTCGAATTTCTCAATCTGAAGCAGTGGGGGAAGGAAAAGGCCGCCCGTGAAGACTCCGGCAAGCCGACGCTGACCATCGACCAGATAGGCGAGCCGTATCGGCAGTTGGTCGGCGCACTGCGGAAGGCGCATCCGGGGATTCAAGTCGCGCCCGTCGACAACGGGGCCGACAAGGTGACGGCGGAACGCTATCAGGGCGCGATTCGGCATATTGAACGCACCGGAGGCGCCAAGCCGGCCCGCGAAGAGGCGTTCAAGGGGTGTGTGGGTCCGGGCTGGGGCTACTACCGCTTGTACGCCGATTGGGACTACCAGGACGGCGCGCAAGACCCCGCGGCCCTCTTCGACCAGTGCATCAAGTACCAGCCGATCGAGAACCAGTTCACCGTCTTTCGCGATCCGAGTTGCCCGATTCACGAACCGTGGAAAGCCCGGTTCTGCATTCTGGTTGAAGACATCCCCACGGACGAATTCACGCGCCGATGGCCGGACGCCATCACGCCGAATGCCTCGACGGTCTTCGAAGCCTCTGGGATGGCGATGCCGGATTGGCATCCGACAACCTCTGTGCGCGTAGCGGACTGCTTCTACCTCGAGACCGTGAAGGGTGAAGAAATCGCGCTACTCGACGACGGCTCTACGGCGCCGGCGAAAGCGGTGCCAGTCGGCCGGACAGTCGTTCAGAAGCGCATTCCCGTCCAGACCATCGTGAAGCTGGCGAAGATCACCGCTGCGGAGATTCTGGAAGGCAACGACGAGAAAACCGGCGGACGCGAAGAGCCGTGGCCGTTCATTCCCGTCGTGCCGATGTACGGCGAAGCGATTACCGTCGACGGCAAGCGGTACCTGCGAGGCATCGTGCGCGCGGCGCGCGACCCGCAGCGCATGTACAACTACCAGAATTCCGAACTCGTGTACGAACTGGCGCTCTCCCCGAAGTCCAAAGTCATCATGGCGGAAGGCCAGATGGAAGGCTACGAGGCGATGTGGAAGAACGCGCCATCGTCCGCGCATCCGGCGCTGTTCTACAAGCCGACCGCGCTGAACGGTGAGCGTGTCCCTGAGCCGCATGTGGCGCAGTTCACCGATCCCGCGAAGATTCAGGCGCTCGTCGTCGCCATCAATCAGCACAAGGCCGATTTGCGGTCGACAACGGGCTGGTACGACGCCACGGACCCGAACCGGAAGAACGCCGACCAGTCGGGCCGCGCGATTCAAGCGCGCAAGGATGCGCAGGCGGAAGGCTCCGTCAATTTCTTCGAATCGTTCTCCGTGGCGATGCTGTTCGAAGCGATGTTGCTCATCGGCGCGCACGGACGTCCAGGGGCGATTGCACGGCTCTACAACCGCAAAGGCCGCGGGATTCGGATCGCCGGGCTCGAGGACGAAACGACGTCAGAAACCCTGAAAATTGGCGATCCGTACCAGACGGACGACGGCAAGACCGCGTATTTCGAATGGGGCGCCGGCCGGTATGATCTCGCGGTCAGTATTGGCGCGTCGTATGGGACCAGGCGCCAGGAAGCGGCCTTCGCGCAAATCGAACTGATGAAAGCCCTACCGGAGCAGATGTCCGCGGCGATGGCGCCGATGGCCGTCCGCAACATGGATTGGCCCGGCGCGTCGGAGATTGCCGATCGGCTCGATGCGACCTTGCCGCCGGAGATTCGTGGCGACAAGGACAAGAAGAACGCCATTCCGCCAGAGGCGATGAAGGCGATTCAAGAGGCGCATCAGATGGTCGACATGCTGACGCAGCAGTTGAATCAGGCCACCGAAGCCATCAAGACCGACGAAGTGAAGCGGACCGCCGAAGTCCAGAAGGTGCAGGCGATCGAGGCGAACAAACTGCAAATCGCGCAAATCGAAGCGGAATCGGCCGCGCTCAAGGTGCGCGCCGACGTGATGATTGCGCTGGCCGGGCTGGATGTGAAAGAGGGCACGGCGGCGTTGCAGGAAGAGACCAAGCGGCTCGCCAAGCTCGCGGATCTGCATATTGAGGCGGAACAGTTGACCATTCAGGGCAAGCCGCAGGGCGGCGAGACCGTCCAGTGACCGTCTTGCGCGAGTTTCTTCGGCGCCGGAACGCGGATCGGCGGACGGGTACGGCCCGCAGTGGGTACGAGGACGCGCGCACGTTACTCGCGACGGAGAAGTACACCGGGGAAGTGCGCGTCATCTGGGCGCAAGGTGTCGAGAAGGAATTTCGGATTCAAAATGACGTCGTGATCGAGTTGACGCGATGACGAACCTCGGCGCGTTACTGTCATGCGGCTGCGTCAAGAAAACAGGAACGCTCTGCGACAAATGCCGAAACGGATTGATTTCGTTGGCACGAATCCGCACAGTGTAAATCGAATCGACTCGTAGCCTCACTATCGCACTGGCAAGGGGGCTTGCCAGTCACCGAACACAGGCCGTTCTCTCACCTTCGGGTGGGGAGCGGCCTTTTTCTGTTTCAGGGCTCGCGTCAGCCATATGACGCGGAGAGAGTACATGGATCCAGTCATTCAGACGCCAACCGCCGAACCTGTCGCACCGCCGCCGGCCGCGCCCATCGAGGCACCGCCTGCTGCGCCGGTCAAGTCTGAATTGCAGACGTACCGCGAGCAGAAGAAAGCCGCGCTGAATGCCGAACCCGTTCTCGAGCCTGCCGCGCCGGCTGCGCCTGTGGCGCCTGAGATTCCGGCAGAGCATCTGGTCACAGATGACGACGGCGAACGGTACGACGCGCGCACGCGCGAAGGCAAGCGCGTCAAAAAGTTACTCGGCATCACGAAGGCGCAAGAAGCCCGCATCGCGGAGCTCGCCGCCCTCGTAGGCCGTACGCAGGCACCGCCACCGGCGGCGCCCGCACCCAAACCGACGCAGCCGGCGGCTGCGGTATCTGATCCGAACGACCCAGAACCGACGCTCGAACAGTTTGCCGATAAGGCAGACCCCTACGCGGCGTACGTCGCCGCCCTTTCGCGCTGGAACGCGCGGTTAGAACATCAGACCCTCGAACAGAAGCGCGCGGCCGCTGACCGCGCCAGTAAGCAGACTGCCGACCGCGAAGCGGCCCAGAAACGCTGGGACGACAAGATGCCGGATGTCACTCAGCGGTATCCCGATTTTCCTGAGACGTGGGACGCCTTCTACGACTCGCTTGCGCCGTTTGCCCAACCGATTGTGGTCAACGGCGAAAGTAAACCAGGGCGGCATCGCTATCTCATCAATCGCCTCTTGCAGTCGGAGCACGGGCACGACGTCGCCTACTTCCTTGGGAAACATCCCGCGGAACTCGAGGCGCTGTTCTCCGTGAAGGGCTTCGACCAGCACGTCCTGGCGATTGGTCGCATCGAAGAACGGGTACTCGCGGGCCTCAAGAAGCCGGAGACGCCCAAACCATCACCCGTGACGCCCCCGCCCGCGCCGATGGCGCCGGTCGGAGCCGCGGCCACGACATCAACCACGTACGACGCCAGAACCGCCAATTTGCAGCAGTTTCGCGCGCATAAGAAGCGGCAGGGCGTTGCGTAAAAGGTAAACCATGAGTCTCAACACTCCGACCGTTGACGACATCACGCTTGAAGCGTTGGACGTGTTTGAAAACACGCTCGTCGCGCTCAAGACGTGCAATCGCGACCACGAAAAGAAATTCGGCAGCAACCAGGGCGGCAAGATTGGCGACCAGCTTCGCGTCCGCAAGCCCGCGCAGTTCACCGTGCGGTCTGGGCAGAACTGGAACGGCCAGAACGTCGACGAGCAGTACGACACCCTCGTCATCAACTACCAGAAAGGCATCGACTTCTCGATGTCCTCGATGGAACGGAAACTCGACCTCAACTCGATGAGTCGGCAGATTCTGAAGCCGGCGATCGTGCGGCTGGCGAACGAAGTCGACATGGACGTGCTCCGGGTCGGCACGCAGGCGATTGCGCAGGCGGTCGGCACCCCCGGTGCGACCCCCTCGGCGCTCTCCACCTATCTCGCGGCCGGCAAGCTCTTGACGAATCAGACCTGCCCGCGCGGCAAGGGGATGCGTCATCTGATGCTCGACGCGGACGCGGAAGCTGGCGCGATTGACTTCCTGAAAGGGTTGTTCGAAAACGGCAACTCCCTCAGCAAGCAGTACGACTCGGCCGAAATGGGCTACGCGGTCGGGATGCACTGGAACGTTGACCAGAACGTCTACACGCACACGGTCGGCACCTACGCCGGCACGTCGTTGACGAATGGCGCGGGCCAGAGCGGCGCGACGTTGATCACGGACGGCTGGACCTCCGGCGCCGTCACGCTCAACAAGGGCGACGTCTTCACGATCGCGGACGTCTATGACGTCAATCCGGTCTCGAAAGCGACCTTGAAGAACCTCAAGCAGTTCGTCGTCACCGCGCAAATCAGCGACACCACGGGCGACATGATCATCCCGATTTCGCCGGCGATTGTCGGGCCTGGTTCACCGTTCCAGAACGTCAACGCATTGCCAGCAAACGACAAAACCATCACGCTCTTGGGCGCGACGGGTACCGTCTCACCGCAAAACGTCGTGTGGCACAAAGATGCCGTCACGGTGGCGATTGTCGGTCTCGACAAGCCAGAGGGCGTGAACAACGCCGCGGTGAAGTACGACGAGCAGAGCGGTCTGGGTCTCCGGTACATCGAGTGGTACGACGGCGACACCGACCTCTGGAAGTCCCGATTCGATGTGGTCTACGGCATTCTGCCGCAGCGCCCCGAATGGGGTGTGCGGATCGCCGGATAACCCGGCCAACACAAGGAGAGATGACCATGAACAGCATTCTTCGCATCATGGCCGGCGTGTTGGTCACGTTGGCCCTTCTCACGGCGCCGGCCTTCGCGCAGACGACCGTGAATTCCACCTCGCTCGCGGTCGCGATCAATGCGTCACAGCAGCAGATTCAGTTGGCGTCTGTGACGAATATCGCGGTCAACGACATCGCCTACGTGAACAACGAAGCGATGATCGTGCGGAGTATTTCGAGTCCGTACATCACCGTCACCCGCGGGTCTCAGTCGACCAACGCGACGGCGCACTCGATCGGTGCGACCGTTTGGACCGGCGCACAGGTGCGGTTCTACACCGACCGTCCGGTGCCTGGGAAGTGCACACGGGCGAACGAGCTCTACTTGCCGCATATCGTGCCGGCGCGTGGAGAAATCTGGGACTGCTCGACGGGTTCCGATACGTGGACGATGATCAACGGCAACGCGCCGGCGGTGGTCGTCACCTGCAAAGCCCTTTTGATTGCGGACATGGTGGATCAGACCTGCTTCATCGCAGATCGCAACTACACCCTGGTCAAAATTCAGGAGATCCACAAGGTGGCGGAGTCGGCGGGCACGCTGACGCTCATTCCGCGCCGGATGCAGGGCACGGAGGCGGCGGCCTCGGGCGATGCGCTCGCCACGGCGATCGATATGGTCGGCGCGGGCGCGGTCGCGCAAACACTCAAAACCGCCACGCTCACGACCACCACGACGTACCTGAATATCGAAGCCGGGAACCGTCTCGGCTTGGACTTCACGGATGACGTCGCCGGCGAACTGGCGGACGTGACCGTCTCGTTCGTGCTCATTCCGCAGTAACGACTTGGCCGCCGGCAGCGAGCATCGTCTCGCTGTCGGCGTCTGTGTGAAAAAGGAGCACATTATGCTGAGTCGTTCACGTCTCTGGATTCTCGCGCTCGTCCTCTTCGCCCTCCCATCGGCAGCATTCGCGCAGGCGCGCGTCGAAGGCCGTATCACCTCAGATACGTGCCCCGGCTCCGGCTGCGTCGTGATGACGGTGACGAATCAAGGCAGCGCCGCGATTCAGATTATCGGCACCTTCACCGCCACGCTGGTTTTCGAAGGCTCGGTCGACGGCAATGCCTTCGTCAGCATGGGCACGATGGAGCTCGACAACGCCGCTGGCGCGGCCTCTACGACGGATGCGGGCATTTGGTCCGCGAGTGTGGTGGGGCTGAGTCAGATTCGTGTGCGCGCCTCGTCGTACACGTCTGGTGAACCGCTGGTGCTGATGCAGTACACGCCAGCCGGCGCCGGGATTTTCGGCGTCGTCAACCTCAACGGCGTCGGCGTCACGAATAGTCGTCTGAACGCGAACGTCTGGATTCAGAACGGCTCGCAACTCACCGACCGCAACAACGCCATCACGGAAGGCTGCGTTCAGGCCGATGCCGATGCCTCGGCGTGTTTCCCACTCCTGATTGGAGGATGGGCGAGTACGGCCGTCCCGACCGCAGTGAGCGCGGACACGGACGCCGTGAAAGCGTGGTTCTCGCGGAACGGCGTGCTGCATGTGATGAGCACGGCCGGCACGGCGACGAAGACGAACATCAATGACGCGGCCACGAGTCAGACGCTCTTCTCGGCCAATACGGCGCGTCTCCATGCGCAGTGTTGGAACAATTCGACCTCGATTCTCTATGTCAACTTCACGGACGCGGCGAGTACGACGGCGAACGTCGAAGTCGTGCAGCCGAGTGGCATGTGGTACCTCGATCCGATGGTGAAGTTCACCGGCGCGATCACGGGGATCTGGTCGGCGGATGCGAGTGGCGCGGCACGCTGCACGGAGCTCACGCAATGAAACGCTTCCTGGCTTGTCTCGGGCTGATTCTCTTCGTCGGCTGGGCGCCATTGCCGAATCTGGATCGCGCATCGACGTACCTTCCAGTGCTTCGGTATAAGCACTTCCCGGTCCTGTTCGAGTCGGTCAATGCGATCGTCGTCAACCCAAGAGGCTATCAGATTCAACTCGCGGAAGGGTTACTCAGTCCGGCCGATGTCACAACGTATTGGACCGGATCAATGCCGGCGATTGCGGCGCCGGCGACGGCGGGTGGTGGTGGCGCATTGGTGCCGGCGTGGATTCTCCGCACAGGCGCGATCACGTCGGCGTATGTGACCTACGCGAACTTCGGGACGCTCGGCACGACGGAGACCTCCACGCTGAGTGTGGACGTGTCGAACGGGACGCAAAACGGGACGGTGACGGCGGCGTTTGTCACGAATCCTGCGGCGGGCTCGTTCTCGGCCGCGATGAATTTGCCTGTCACGGCCGGGCAGTACGTGAACTTCAAATGGATTACGCCCACCTGGGCGACAAACCCAACCAACGTCTCAATCTCAGGAGCGGTGTGGATTGATGTGCCGTAGGTTAACAGTCGTCCTGATCGGCCTGTTGGTGCTCTGCCTGCCCGGGCTCGCGCGTGCCCAAGCGAACGTCGGTGTTCTTGGGAACGCCGTGGGCACGCCAGA